ATGACACAACCAACAATAGGACAAGTTCATTATATGCTTCTAGCCCAGATAGCATTTTCTGTAGGTGGAATGATATTTTCAGGGGCGATGTTGATTAGAGGTGAAGATGCTAGTATTTATCTTCCAGTTATGACGGGTATATTAGGTGCTTGGATGCCCAGTCCATTGCAACAATTCAATAAAAAAAATCAGCAAATAACAGGACCGACCCCACCGCAACAACAACTTGCTACATTATCTCCAGTATAACTAGATGATAGGTATTAGACAAAAAATATTATTTTCAGATGTAAAAGTCTCTTACATCTTGGCAATTGGGATACCACCGACCAAACCAGCGCCAGCAGCGGCACCTACACCGAATCGGCTAGCAGCACCGATTGAGGGTGAGAAAAGGTCCAACAAGGCGAAGACAGCAGCAGCAGTCAAAGCAATGGTGAGGACTTCTTCTCCAGATAGTTTCTTGGAGGGGATAAGGTAGGCAGCAAGACCCACTACAGAGCCCTCTAGTAGATATTTAATAATACGAACAATAACTTCTTTGCCATCAACAGAAAAGTTAGACATAATGTTTTATATAATGTAAAAAGAAAAAAAAGTCAAGTGAAAGGTATATAAAGGATTATTAATATTTAAATTTAAAAATGAGTGAAACAAACAAAGCCCTTGTGAGTGTCAAAGAAGAAGACTTTTTGGATGAGGATCCTCCTCTGCGTGGACAAAACTATGTATGTTTGTCTTTTGTATCACCTGAAGAGGTAATAAAGAGGAAAGATGTATATTTCTTTGAAAATTTCCTATCAGATTTTTCTACACAAATGAAGGATCTTTTTAAGAATCTATCAGAAAAATACACAGAGGATGTAGATAAATTCAAGATGTTGGAAGATAGATACGCGTATATCTTCAAGGAAGATGCTTTGAAAGAAGAATATAATTTCTTTATGAGCGCTCGTGGGACAGATTTGGATAAACAATATTATGAAGAAAATAATTTCCAAACCTCCATTAGAGGTATTAAGGTTCGTGGTGTATTTGACTCTCTAAGAGAGGCTGAAATTCGCGCTCAAGTTCTTAAAAAACTAGATGATCGCTTTAATGTTTATGTTGCTCAAGTTGGTTGTTGGTGTCCATGGAGTCCTAATCCAGATGATATTGGCAATCAAGAATATGCTGAATCTCATCTTAATACTCTAATGAAGAAATATAAGGACAATCAAGACCAAAAGAACTATTTCTATGAGGAGCGCAAGAAAGAACTTCAGTTTCTAAAGGTGAAAGAAAAGATGGAAGCCAAGGATCCTTGGCTAGCTAGTAAAGAGGAGGAAGCTGTTGAACCACCAGAGTCTACTTAGAAGAATTTGGAGAAATATTTATGCACATCATAAAAGAAAAAAGCTACCAATATCCACGTAAATACTAACCAGAAAGGTAGTGTATTTGTTGTATTAGAGTATTTCCACATACCAAAAAATCGCACACATATATACTCAGCAATGGTCATGATAATACCCAAACAAATACATAATATAATAATACCTATTCTATTTATATGTAATAAACACATCATAACCATTAGGAAAAAGTGAAATATAGCTACAACTTGCTCATTTTTTCTAAAGATGATAGCGGATATAAATGTTAAAATGTATATCACAACATGATATATCATATTGAGAGAAATGTATAACATTTATGATATACTTATTTTATATTTATGATCTATACAAAGTCTATATAGGGCATAAATATCTCTAACTTTATTTTGAAAACAATAGTTCTCTGTTGAGAGTTGTGCATAATTTTTTTTATGTAATTTTAGATTAAATGAAGTCCATTGCTATGTTCATACTGTTTGTAGGGGTAATATTGGTTATACATGGAATATATGAACAAAAATTTCAATCAATGAGCAAAAATAATAAAATAGAGTATAGGTTCATTCCCAGAACCTATTACGAAGAACAATTATCAAAGAATGCAAGTGCTTCTGCCGACTTTAAAAATATGTTTGACAGGAATGAACCGTGGTTCGAGAGAACTGTCACGATTCCAAAGGAGCCTAAGTAAAAATATAATCGGTGTAGGTAGTATATTCTTTATTGTATCCATAATCCTTCGGATCCTTTGTCTTATCCAAATACAATTCTATTTTTCCTAGATCCTTCCAGAGAAACACCGGCCATAAATACACAGAAGCCAATGCTCCCCAACCAATAAGCAGAGCTTTATCTGTATAAAGAAGCGGTACGTTTTTTTTCCGATTATCACTATACGTAGTGATAGTTGCGTTATTCATTTGAATACTTTTTCGGACCAATCCATAACTAAATGTATACATAATATATTTTGGTGGAAGCATCATATATTAAATATATTTCGTAGTCTTTATATAATGTTCAAACAAATCAAATGTTATATTTTTTAATATAAATATGTCGTTACTGAGTGCTAGTATTGACTTGGCCTCAAATGTCGGAGATATCTTTGCTAATTCAAAAGAGGACGATGTAATGATATATACGGACAATAGTAGTCAAAACATACTGCTAGGTGTGGTTCAAAACTCCAATTCATCGCTAACCATATCTTCTAATATCACAACATTTAATGGTAATGTAGCATTTAATAATGCATTAGCAATAAGAGGACTCAAGATCATGAAGCTTGATGGAACAACAGCAAACGTAACGCAGACGTCAATCTATGGGTTTTCTAATGATAACAATGGTGCGGTGTTTTATATGCCAGGGACAACGGCAAATGATTCTTTTCGATGGTTTGGCAATACTACTCAGTATATGAAGCTTGATGGTACAGGGACGTTATGGACATCTAATCTAACCACTTCGAATTTATCAGCGTCTAACATATCAACATCCAATTTGAGTATATTTTTATTGAATAGTTCTAATATTGTGACTTCGAATTTAAATACGTCAAATATATGGACATCTAATATCAATTCTACAGTGATTAATACATCTAATGTAATTACATCTAATGTTTCTACTAGTGTATTACAAACCGGCTCAACCACACGAGTCGATAATACAGGCAATTTGACAAACATTGGATCATTAAGTCTTTCATCTCAAATATCGGCTAATAGCACAGATACAAGTTTAGCACCATCCTATACATGGCAAGGCGACACAAATACTGGAATTTATCATGTTGGAGCAAGTCAAGTTGGTGTGACATGTGGAGGAGTCCACACAGCTGCATTCAGTAACAACTCACTCGTGGTAGGAACTAGTTCGATCCCTGGATATGTAAGCGCGGGAAACTTAGGCATGTTTAGGAATAAGATCATTAATGGTGATTTTAGCATATGGCAAAGAGGAACGTCATTTTCACCAACAAGCACGCAGTATGTTGCTGACAGATGGTATATTGGTTTTAATGGCACTGGTGGTTCTCGAACAGTAACACGACAGAGTTTTACAATCGGGCAAACAGATGTACCGGGAGAACCCGAGTTTTATTTGAACATGACACAGACAACTGCAGCAGCAGGTCAGGTTTACACGGAGTTATCACAACGGATTGAAGGTGTTCGTACGCTAGCTGGAAAAAAAGTGACTGTTAGTTTTTGGGCCAAATCTTCTTCATCAAGTGCTATAAACTATCACTTGGGTCAAATGTTTGGAACTGGTGGATCTACTGGTGTAAATACATCTTTTGTTCCAGTTACACTTACCACTAGTTGGACAAGATACACATCGGTTGTTGATGTACCTAGTATATCAGGGAAGACAATCGGGGCTGATAATTATCTGGCATTCTATATAAAGCCAGTATCAACGACAACATTCAACATTGATGTAGCATTAGTTCAAGTAGAGGAAGGGCCCATTGCTACACCATTTGAATTTAGACCATATTCTATTGAGCTTCAACTATGTCAGAGATATTACGTTCAAATTGGAGGCACCGCAACTAACGATGTCAGCTTATTGGGTTATGGAGGAGGTGCTGGTCAAAATATAGGTGGAACAATTTCTTTGCCAGTCGAAATGCGCAAAGTCGGAATTGCAACCAAGATCGGTACATGGCAAACAACTAATTGTGGTCAACCAGGTCATTTTAATGGTACTAGGTCTTTATACCTCGCCGCACAGGTGTTAGGTGTTGGAGAAGCACGTTTTCAGAGTGCAATAGATGCGTATTACACAATAAGTGCCGAATTATAAAATTAATAATAAAGGTAAACTTTAATCTGTCATAAAAATAAACACGATGAACTATATAATAGTTGTGCTTTTGATTTTTCTAATTTTAATAAGTTCTATACTAATATCTTCATCACTCATCGAGATTCCTAGCTCTACTCAAGAATCAAAAGAACAATACCACGATGGCTCAGTGCCTCAATACCTACATCATAAAAGCAAATGTTTTGATTGTGAAGCCGATATGATTAATCGTGTGGGTACAGATGGTGCATGGATGGCAAATCCGAGTAAAACATTCTCTGCTGAGACAGATGGGATTGCCCAATCTAGTGGAGATCTTAGTGGTGGATTCCTAGGTAAGACAATGAAATATTATTAATCCGATAGCTATTTTCTTTTTTTCATTAGCAAGTTTGCCTTTGGTCTTCCGCGTACAAATACTGGAGACTTCTTCAAAAACTTTTGATACAAATAATATATTACAAGAATAAATATAACAAGAATTATAAACATTACTATGTAATCTGCTGGGGTGAAAGCGTCTATCCCAAGATACCCATAGTTCTTTGTTTTGTTCAATATATATTGTGTTGGATGTAACATCGTTGGATAATATGGCTTCTCAGCATAAGTTAAAGTTAACAATATACGTTCGCCGTATTCTAACGGAGTTACTGAGTGATATGTCTTAAACTTCTCAATCAATACAGCCTTACCAGGAGCCCATGGTAGAACTTCTTTGCCATACTCTTGTGTCCATACAGTTAGTTTCTGATCGGATGTGTTGTGGATAACAGTCAAGAATGTGAATGACCGACCATCGTTAAAAATGCTACGGTCATGGTGCCAATTAGTGCCGTCTCCTTTATCCATATATATTTGAACTGCCAAGTCAACAGTTTTATTGGTGGGAACAGTATGCAAAGAACAGCCTGCAACTTCTGACAATTGACGAATAACGTTTGGATCAGTATAATAACTATAAATAGATGTGAGAGCTTTAACGTCATCTCCATATATAGCTCTGTATTTGCGAGTATAACCTTGTTTCTCGAGATGGTTTGTATTTTTTTGAACAATGCTGTCAAAAGCAGAAGGCAATTCTGTGTAGTGTTTGTCAAATGAAGCAAAGACCTCTTTAGTCATCTGCTCACACAATTGTTTTGGTACAAAGTTGTCCCAAGCATAATATGTATGAGACATAAAAAATGCGTGTTTGTCCATTCATTACTTTTCTCCAAGAATAAAATATTAAAATAAAAATATGATTTATGATATAAAATCAAAACTATTTCAATCATACACATGTAAATCTTCCTATTCATTCGCAACTTCTAGTCCTTCAAGAGAGTCTTCCACTCAAAATCAAACAACACCTAAAGAAAGAGTATTTGGAGGGAGTGCATAACAAAAATATGTATAGTAGTAAAGAATGAGTCAACCAGCTGATCCAATGCAAACTTCGAGTCAAGAGGCATGGGGTTGTTTAAGCCAAGATCCCATGCAAGTAGATGAGGTCCGTGGAAAGAAGCTTAGATCCCATGTAATTTTTTCCCATGGGCTTGCCGTAAATAAATCATCTCACCATAGCACACCTGTGACTACTATAAATTTACGGGTTTCTTATCCAAATGTCATAGTTATCATGAATTGTCATCCAATCCCGCAAAAAATGCCGTGTAACCTTGCAACTCTATGGGGTGTATTGAATACATTTCAAGGGGATATAAAAACTATAGCAGAACTCATGATCAATTTGAATGATATTTACTTTGCAGAACACAAGTCCACAAAAGAGGCCGGCTTATGTTACTTCTTTGATAGATGTCCTAATATATATTTGAGCCCTGAGTTGAAACGTTGGAGAGATGGTATTTTTGAGCTTCCACAACATCAATTTAATAAAGAGAATGCTAATTACAGGGTTCCTGTTGAAAATGACATAAATAACCTAAGACATTTTGGTGATCTTGCAAGCTATATTGATTACCTTCACTGCAAAGACCGACAAAACCTTCATATAGTTATTGTATTTGCATGTACTAATCCTGTAGAGGAAGGCGAGGGTCAATTATCTTATGATAATCCAAAATTGAAATATTGTCGTAGTTTTCCTGTAAAAGATACACGATCATCTGAAGTTCTTAATGCTATATACACAAAATGGTTTACGGTACAAGGAGGAGGTAAATCAAAAGAGCATATTTATCTATTGGGGCGCAACAGAAGAATATATAAAAATAATAAAAGATTGTATGTGAGATACAAAAATAATTTAATTACCCTGAAAAAGGCACTGAATATCGAGAAAAACCTAGAGTCTAAGAAACTCTAGAGCGATATCTATGATCATAGGATCGTGAATTGTAGTACTATTCATATACTTTCTTATCTGTTCTTTTGCATTTTCCAGACTAATGGCAGCTTGATATATTCTTTCTTGATCAAGCTCACAACAGTTCATTAGGTCGGTGACCTCCATTATAAGACCTGACTCTATATTGGCTTGTGCATTCCACGAGTAAATGCATTTATAATTTTTTGAGTCCATTAGGTAAAAATATTTTATATCATAATAGTAGTTGTGATCTTCTTCATGATCATCTTCGCCATCACTCCACGTATGGCATTCTAGAAGATAAATGGGAATACTCATTTTTTATATACTTCCCAACATGTACTTATATTTCCATCAACGGGACTTATGTGTATGGTAAATTATGAATGCGACAAGTCCAATTGTTACATCGATAGCTAGGAATTTCCAAGCATGACTATTTAGGGATGGGGTGAGTGCAAAGATTGCAAATAGCAAATACAGAAGAGCGTGTATAGGGCGCAAGTCATTCCACCATATCTTGTCACCAAACACTTCGGCGCCGGTCTTGCGATATCCTCCAAGATATATAATAGTAAATCCAAAAGATATTAAGATAGCAATGATACCCATGTATGGAAGAAGATTTTGATATTTGTATGCTACATAGGTAATTGCCACACGTAATCCTATACATCCGAAAAGAAAAAGAAATATTCTTTTTTGTTCATTTGTAAGCATTTTAATTTTAATTTATTATAAATTAAACTGATATAAAGATAAGTTATTATTATAATATACTTCAAAACAGCGCCATTAGTACAGTGGTTAGTATATTTGCCTTCCAAGCAAAAGACTCGGGTTCGATTCCCGGATGGCGCATAATTAGTATTAGGAAATAATATACCTAGTTATTCTGTCCTTATAGTTTTTGCATGTACTCAGGGGAGAAACATAGACACTCGCACTACTCCAATGAATCTTGTTGTAGGTCTTGGATCCAACAAGGGGATACGCATTATCCCAGAGAGGTGGTCGGACTTTTGTGAGGAAAGGAGATGATGAGAGAGAGATTAAAATCCGAAAAGGAAAATTATATATACAAAACAAGCCTAAAACATGTTTTATTGAATGGAAAAATAATTGATTATATCAAACAGAAATATAATATGATCCATCATCCATAACTTTTTTATTTTTAACGAATCTGCTCATGGTTGTGGCACCTACACCTTCATCTTCAGCAGCTTTAGCAATTGTTGTCCAAGCCTTAAGGAAATTATTATCTTTGTCTCTTTTTTCTATTTTCTTTGCCGTTGCAGAAGTTTTTCTATGGTAATTTGATTGAGATTTTGGAGATATACCATAATATCCTTGGCCATTACCATTTTCTGTCCAGAGGTTAGAAATGAGAACATGTGGATTGTTCTTAAGGAATTCTTTGAGCTCTTTTATGTCGTTATTATTACATATTCCTCCTGCCGTCTTCTTCCATTGTTCATAGTCCTTGATTACATCGACCATTAGTACTTTTCCACTAGGACTGTAATTGAAATTGGCGTATACAAATCTTTCAACTTCTGTGGGATTACATGATAGCTTTACTGAAATCTTTTTAAGTTCTACTCCACCATATCCGTTAATTACCGTATCTTTATCTTGCACTCTCATACGAACCGACATGAATCGTTTTTTGAGATACTCTAGCATTGCATGATAGGTCTGTTTGTCTGCAGATTTTGCCCAAATTCTGTATTGACCAACTATATCAGTTGTTGATACTTGAGAACTCTCGTTGATAATGCAGCATTCTTCAATAAATTGATCAAACTTTGTTTTTTCGCCGTTATTATCTATTGGTAAACTTGAGAGATCATCTGTTTGAGCGGATATTTCTCTGGTACATACAGATATTTCTTCATCATACAATATTTTCTTCTCCATCTCAATGAGTTTTGATAACTTAGCGAATTTATCTGACCAATTAGGATTGTTTGCGAGTCGTAGAGAGTTAATTTCACGTGTGATCCACATTCTTGCTTCCTCTGGATCCATCCTAAAGATTTCATTTTGAGTATTGTACGGAGCCAAAAGAGTGTGTATCCATTTTTCAGCCATCTTCAAATTAGTTAGGGGAACTTCCATATTAAATATCATACGACCATGTGGTGCGATTGATTTGAATGGTTTGGACCGCTTGCTATAATGTTCAGTAATACCTATCTTTAACTCTTTAGGTCCTTGTATAAATGCACGGGCATCTGTATCAAATATATAGATAATAGGAGTTCCATCGGAATTATTGCGTAAATTCTCATTTTCTTTCTCTAAAACCTGGTTTTCTATTGTCTTTTGTTGAATAATTTCTTCTTTTTGCTTGATTTGGCTCATTGCTTGACTTAGCCCATAGGAAATCAAGTGTTTCTCTAATTCAATATAATACATGCGTATCTTTGCACCTTGATCAGTGCCAGCTAGCATTCCCAATTTTTTAAAAGCATCTATGGTCATTTTAATATTTTCTGATGGACGCCCACCAAGGGCGGGGTTTGCCCCTTCAAGGGGGAAAACCTTATAATCCACATCTTCAACTAAATATTTGTCAATTTGTCTTTTTAGTTTATCTTTTCTAGAGTATCCTAACCAAGTCACTACATCTCCACAATCAATTGGATATGGATTATCTTTATTAAAGAATGTCATATAAAAGCTCCTGGCAAATAACTGTTGATTCTCATCATTTAATCGATCACTCAAGAATGCAATGAGGTTTTGGTGATCTGATTCATTAGATAACTGAATAATGCTATTAATGTCCATTTTGACAGTTTTATGTATTTTTTTACACAAATTATCTTTAAATGGTTTTCATTTTTTAGAAATTACAAATCAATTTTTTTTTATTTAAGAAAACCCTAGTAAGCCTTCTTGACGTTAATATTAATTGATCTTTTCTTCTTAAATGCATCGGGTGTAAATAGTTCTTCTTCCTCCTCGTCTACCCCTTCGTTGATGTTCTCATTGTGAATTTGCCACATTTCACGAGAACATACGGTGAAGGGTTCGTGTGGATCTGCTTTATACCAATAAACTTGGTCTTGAAGCTTATTGGATTTACACGTATTGTCTATGACTAAACATTCGTAGTTCTCGGTGCACGCATCCATTACTGAACAGAAGACATCAAAATTTGGGAACATTCCAGCGTAACAATCATAAATTCTCTTCCTATTTTGATAATTATTCTCTCGGCAGATAAAAACATAGTCTATATTTGTTCTAAGATTCGGCGGAACGCCGAGTGGGTACTGCATTGTAACGATAAAAAATACCTTTTGGTGTCTGCCGTTCATAAATAGGTATCTTATATTCTTATCGCGCGCCCACGTGGCATCGTGAAGACAATCGTCTAAAATCAAAAATGCCCGTGGATCTAACGAGCTCTTGCCATAGAGCATTTTTTCCTTATTTACACGTTTCATAACCATCATTTGACGCTTAAGTACTTTATCAACGAGTTCTGGTGTAAACTCATCGTGAATAAATAGACCTGGTACCATATCCGCGTAGAACCGATTAGCACCTTCCGTACCAGATATAACAGTTCCGATAGGAAGGTCTCTGTGATAATATAATAAATCCCTTACTAAAAAAGATTTTCCCGTATTTCTCTTCCCTATGAAGACAACTACTCTATCATCTGAGATTTTAGACATATCAAACTTCTTCAATTTAAGCTGCATATGTCCTTTATAAATATAATCATATTTTCACTGTTCAATTATGCCGCATCTTCATATCTAAAAATATAAAATTAAAAAAATATAGATCCAACTGTACATAATGACTTGTATGGATCATAAAAACTATATCGTATACGAGGTTCATCATTAGAAATGCATTTAAACATATTTATTGTTGCGTTATTATAGTCTAGACACAATAGATAATTGTGCATAGTCGTATCCGAAGATAACCTCAATGGATTTGATTTAGCTATTGTAATTTCTATGTTTCCCATCGACTGATTGTCCGGTTTGAATTTGAATAATGCTAAATCTCCTGAAGCACCCCTCTTTCCTAAAGGAGATATGAAACGATATCTTCCTACCCTAGTGCCATTATCTGTTATCCAAGGAAATACATTCAAATGCTCTTTTCTTATCGTATTTTGATATCCACATTCATTTGTGTGTCTATACCAAAATACGAGTTTCTTTAAATCCACGATCATGTTATTACATTGATCATATATATTCAGCTGTGCACATATATCTTTATACCTTTCAACCTCCAAAACCCTTAAACATATGTTTGTGCGATTCATACTTTCAAACTTCAGTTCATATGGAAGGGTCGGAAAACTTGGCATTTTACAACTTCCAAGAGGAAATGTTCTTGTCATTTTAGCCACAAGTGCAGGCGGAGGCGGTGGAAGATATTGATAAAGCAGTGGTTCATCTGGCGGTGGAGGTTGAAGCTTCGGGGGTGGAGGCTGAAGCTTCGGGGGTGGAGGCTGAAGCTTCGGGGGTGGAGGTTGAAGCTTCGGAGGTGGAGGAGATTGAATCTTTGGAGGCGGAGGAGAGAGAGATAGACAACTTTGAATGCATGACATCATCGTATTATCATCTTGAGCATGTGTTCTCAATATAAGGAGAAGAAATATATATAAGATCTTCTTCATTATAATATTTAAATCAAACTGTCCTTAAGTAGTTTATTACAATGACACATTGTCGCATATATGTATGTCGTTCTATGATAGGAGATGTGATGGAGTGTATAAAATTCGAGAAAAGTAAAGATTATTACGAATGGCTAAATAATACAAATATCACTATCTACACATTTGAATCCGATTGTGATAAAAAAGAAATATTCGATAAAATGATATTAATGGTAAGGAATGGAAAAATAAAAGCACCATATATACGAGAATATTGACAAAAATTGAAATAAATAATCGTTAAGTATATCAAAAGCGCAACAACAATGTTGTACAAGTCTTCAGCCGCACACATGCTCTTCAATGAGCTCTCACCTCAAGCTTGCGATATGTTGCGATGTGTCTTGTCAGGACTCGTTTCTGGCAAAACGGAACTGGATCATTTCTATCGTCTTCAAAATCTTTGGATTCCATATCTAGAAAGATATTACAGTCTTAGAGAAGTGCAAAAGTTTTATAACATCATGCAATCTCTAGATATCATAGATTTAGAAGATAAACCAAGATATGAAAAGTACAACTAATGAATTAAAAAATTTCAATATAATCATCAAAACCTTCAAAACTTGAAAGGTATCATTGTAAAATATATAAACACCAAACATATATGTGAACACCCATAATTAACTAACAACATGGAGTTTCCCCGTGATATAAACAATCTCATATCGAGCAAATTGGATATAGACACTAGGAGAGCCCTAGGAATATACACCAAGTTACGGTGTCCTAATCATCTAAAAGAAAAGCTCACAAAAACATTCAACAGGATACAACACCAATATGATCACTTTTCAATGGAGATAGGTCCTATGAGAACATTAGGCGACATGAAAGTTCCAATGTATACCATTATTAAGTTTTTTGACACCGAAGGAATGTGGGATCATCGGGTTGATTATGTACCCCAAAATGATTGTACTTATATGGTAATATATATGATCACTATGTGATCCAAGAGATCTGTTCAGTGAAGGTTAAGTATAATATTTTATTATTATTATTTAATAAAACAGAGCATGGAAAAGATTGCAACGTGTATAAAAGAAACAGGAAATTGGTCGAAAATTGAAAAAGAACATCGTTTTGATAGTCCCACGTTTTCTGCCAAACGTGTTGCCGATGATATGGCTGCATCGGCCCCAAAGCTCAAAAGATTACTGGATAACATAAAAGATCTTGATGAAAAAGACATGAAAAAATATGGAAAGAAATTCAAGCATTTTATTTATTCAGATGTTAAGTCGGCATATGGTGCCAAGTTGATTGCATCTGCTTTGGCTGCTGATGGATTTACTCATGCATATGAGCTTGGTAAAACATCTAAAGGAAGGTCATTCAAATTAAAGAGCAATTTGGGCAAATATGATGGAATGGTTTTTGCTACTCTTACTTCTGTGTTGTTCTTCGAAAAGCCAATTGGAGTGAAATTTCGTAGAGATCTCTTGTCTAGATTTAACAAAAGACCTGATAATATATATGGTGAAGATATACGTGTCATCATTTTAGATTCAGGATTTAGGGAAGGAATTGATCTATTTGATGTCAAATATGTTCATTTATTTGAACCCATTGTTACTGCTGCTGATCAAAAGCAGGCAATAGGTCGGGCAACAAGATTTTGTGGACAAAAGGGTCTTCATTTTGAGAAGAATACAGGATGGCCTTTATATGTATTCAGATACGAAACAATTATTCCCCTTGATGTTAAAAATGGAATTCTTTCCAATTATCCAAATCTTGCACCTGCAAACACATTCTTTGAATTGTTCATGAAATATTCAAATATAGATCCAAAGAAATTAACTTTTGCTAATCAGCTTGAACCCCTTGTGATATATTCTGCAGTTGATCGATACTTGACTCGCCATGTTCACAACTTTAAAATGGAAGATTTAACTCAAAATAGACAATATAATGAGATTTTCACAGGAGGTCTTGGTCTTTCTAAATTCCAAAAGATGCAAAAGATGATAAGAGACAAGTATTCCAATTATCAGTGGCCGCCAATAAAAATAGAAAATGGATGTGTCCAACCTCCAAGCAAAGATAATAAGAGAGCTTTATTGGAGTTTTCTCCAACTCAAGAGTTTGTACGCAACTATTTTACTAGTGATTCAGAGTACAAAGGACTTCTGTTAATGCATTCGGTTGGTTGTGGAAAGACATGCAGTGCTATTGCAATTGGCAGTTCTTCATTCGAAAAGGATGGTTGGACTATTGTATATGTAACTCGTCATACCCTTAAAGCGGATGTGTGGAAGAACATGTTTGGACAAACTTGTAGTATCATAATTAGGGAGATGATAGAAAAAGGAATGCCAATACCGGAGGCAGAGAGTAAACGCAAGAAACTCATCAAAGCCTGGATGGAACCAATGTCATATAAACAATTTAGTAATGCTCTGCTAGGTAAAAATGCTTTCGGTGAGGAACTAATTAAACGAAATGGTAAGAAGGATGTTCTTCAAAAAACGCTAGTGATCATTGACGAGGCACATAAATTACATGCCCCGGATGTAAGTGGTGGTGAAAAGCCAGATGTAGAAGCGATAAAGAAAGCTTTTATGCACTCTTATAAATCTTCCGGTAAAAACTCTGGAAAATTATTGCTTATGACAGCAACACCCTACACAGATGATCCAATGGACATGATGAAACTTCTCAATCTTATGAGACCTAAAGAAGATCAGTTACCGGAGAGTTTCGAACAATTTCAATCTTCTTACTTAGATCAAAATGGAACATTTACAAAAGAAGGAAAAGTTAAGTTCCTAGAGGATATTGCTGGATATGTAAGTTACTTGAATCGTGAAAGAGATGCAAGATCCTTTGCTTATCCAATCATAGAAGATATAAATGTCCCGTTGTCGGAATATGAATTTAAAGCCGATTTAGACTCTTATATAAAAGCACATAAAGATGTGAAGCACGAGAAACTAAATTTGGATCTTCTTAAAATGGATTTATCACGAGACAAAGTTAATTATGAGTTAGAGTTGAAAAAAGATATGAATAACAACATGCAATCACATCGAACGAAACTAACAGAATGTGTTCAAAATCATCTAACATTTTTAAAAGAAAAAACGAAAGAATTGACGGAAAGAAAGGCTTTAGAATCGGTTGAGTGTAATAAAATGCTCAATAAATGCAAGACAGATGTGAAAGAAAAATACGCTGCTAAAACTAAGATAATTGAAAAAGATATTAAAGAGGAAACAGAGGGATGCAAAGAAAAGGTAAACGAATGCAAATCTAGAGTGAATGAAGATACAAAAGATGAAATAAATAAATTAAAGCAAATAGCTAAGGAGGCTACCAAGAAATGTAAAAAAGATATTGAATGTAAAGAGGCTATCAAGACTCAGTTAGATATAGACATAATGGAGCTAAAAGAATCGAGTAAAGAAAAAATAGCTGAATGCAAGGGTGAGGAAGATAAATGCAAGGCCGATCTTAAAGAAAAGTCAAAGAAGCTAAAAGAGAACCTAAAGTCGGATCTGGATTTTGATACTAAGGAATGTGACAATGATCCAATATTTAAAGATTGTATTGACAAAGTTACCAAAGATTACATTCATCAAAAGACTCTATTAGAACAAAATAATCCATGTACCGTTCAAAAAGAACAACTAGTAAAATATGAAGAGCTTCAGAAGCAAATTATCAAAGATAAGGTTGTGGAATTT